CGAACCCGACGAGCGCGCGGCGCAGGTCGGCGACCTCGGCACGTATCGCCGCGTTGTCCTCCCGGGCCAGCCTCAGCTGTCGGTGGATGCCGTAGTCGCCGGAGATCTGCTCCTCGTGCTTATCGGCCAGCCGGAGCGCCGCGGTCGCCTCGGTCGATGTTTCGCCGAGGGTGTGCTCGAGCGCGCGGAGCTTGACCGCCATCACGTCGTCCGGGTTCATAGATTCATCCGAGCTTCGCCTTTGTCACCGTGTCCAGCCCTTCCAGCAGCGCACCGACCTTGTCTATCTTGTTGCCAACCGACACGACCGTTTGGCCGTCGTCGACGGTATGGCGGACGCTGACGATCCGGCGGGGGATGCCGTCCACATGGTCTGGGACAGAAACCCAATCCCCCGCCTTGACCTCACGGGAAGGCCGCGACCCCTTGGTGGGGTGCTCGACGGTCGGTCCCAGCGTTATGTCACCCGACCGGGACGGCAGCATCGCCTGGTACAGGTAGGCGGCCCCGATCGTTTCCGCATAAGAAGCATCTCCGAGGGGGTTGGACACCTGTACCGAACCCCAGCGGCGGCTGTAGCCGTGGGCGTTCACGGTGTTGTCCGCCGACGTGTCCTTGAGCAGCGAGCTCTCGGTATCGAACCCGGACCCGGTCGGCCCCGCGATCTTGGACGTGCCGGACGGGTCGGTGTACTTCACGACCATCCCATTGATCGCGTCTTCGGCGTCGTCGCCCTCGAGCGACAGGTGGACACCGTCCGACAGCCGGGCCTGCCATGTCAGGCGGTCGGGGTCGGTGGGCCGGTAGAAGAATGTCCGGTTCTCGTACACGCCCCAGTCCCACAGCACATACTTGTTCAGGTCGAGAATGACCGGCTCGACCGACATGGCGTCCCTGTAGTCGGCCTGCGAAACGACGATCCCAGGTGCTTCGATACTGCCGCCCGGCCCGGTCGTGTAGTTCAGGTTGGGTGCCCCCCGGGAGATCGCGTTGGCAATCATGTCGTCTATGTAGAACCCGGCGTCCGGCTCCGTGCCCCTGAGGGTCAGGCCGTGATTGCCGTAGACGGCGAGGGAAGTCCAGTCGATCGCGTACTCGGCCTGCGAGCTGACCGCCACGGACGCGTACTGCAGATCGACGACCGCGTAGCGGCGGTCCGTGGTGGTCGCCGCGAGGGTGCCGGAGCCGGGACCGGCAGCCCGCAGGTTCGCCGTGATGTCGATCGAGACTCCCGCGTCGTCGGTCGCCAGGAAGGCCACCCATATCCAGTTCGTGTCGGCGTTGTTGACGTTCGCGTTCCGCTGCCACGCGTAGTACAACGACCCGATCGGGACCCCGCCCGAGTCGTACCAGCCCTCCGACATCGGCCGCGACGGGCTAACACCCCACGGACCGACGAACCCGGTCCTGACCGCCGGCACCGTCCCGGTCCCCGTGGACGGGTCGTTGACCGCATAGGCTGCGTTGCTCGCGATCTTGCGGGCGAGCGGGGCCCCTCCCCACCGGGACAGGTCGATGTCCCGGTAGATCTCCCGGAACCCCGTGTTGTCGGACAGCACCGACGCCCACCCGAGACACTCCACCCCCACCATGTAATCGTCCCCCTGCTGGCGGGGGAGCTTCACGATCCGCCCCTCATACATGGTTTGGCCGTACTCGTCCACGAACTCGACCTCGTCCAACAGGCGGAGCGGGATCGGCTCCTGGTCGATGCGTTGGCGGAGCGAAAAGCCAGCGTCTTTCCAGCCGCCGGGTATCTGGGAGGTCCAGGTGATCCCGAACGGCACCCAGGCGGCGTCGGGTTCGTCCGCCCCGAGCCTTGTGATGTGGCCGTCCGCGTGGGTGACAAGGACAGTGATCGGCAAGGTTGCCCCCGGGGTAGAAAGGGTCTAGAGTTGGCGGGTGACAACCAAAGCGGCCCCGCGACGTTGTCAGCGCCCGGGGCCATGGCCACAAAGGAGAAGCCCCTTCATGGCACCCCGGATCCTAGTAGCAGCAGCGGTAGTGGTCACTGTCGCCGTGTCTCCCGCCGCCGCGTCGGCCGGCCCGTACCTTTCCAGCGGAGAGGCAAAGCGAGAGATCGGCAGGTCGCTCCACCGTTCGGCCAAGTACGGCGCCGAGACAGGGTCGCTGATCGCGTTCTGCGGCCGGCGGTCGTGGTCGGTCGTGCGGTGCGACATCCTGTTCCGCGATTGGGATGGCGACACTTGGTGCGGTTGGGCGCGGGTTCGCGAGACGTGGTCGCACTACTGGGTCAGTTGGCGGGTCGGCACCCGCGGCTGCGAGTACTTCTGATGCGCTGGATCGCCACAGCCCTAGTCGCGGCCGCGTTCGTAGCGATCCCCGCCTCGGCGGACGCACGCTGGCTCACCCCCCGCGAAGCCGAGAACGCAATCGACGCCACCCACTACTGGGAGGACGGCACGCTAGGAACCCCGGCGATGCCGTGGGTCAAGATCCACCGCATGTCGTCGGCACGGATCTACTTCCGGGCGTGGCGGCAAACGTCGCGGCACTGGATCGGGCCGTGCCCGTTCAAGTCGTGTGACGGCGGGCCGTGCAACTGGACCGAGACGATCAGCGAGCGGGTCGAGCTGCGGGTGTACGAACTGCCCCACGAACAGGGCTACCGGGTGAAGGACACCAGCGGCTGGTCGACCATCGTGCGCCCCTAGGGCTCGGGGACCACCACACCCTTCGGGGTTGCGAACAGGTCCACGGCGATGTCATCGATGTTGGGGTCGTACCACACGTTCGTCTGAACCTGCTGGCCGCGCACGCCCTTCAGAAAGAACCGGTTGCTGCGGCCCTCAGCGGCACCGGGGGCGAACTTGAGGTAGCGGCCCGCACGGTCCGATACGGCCGCGGTCGCGGTGCCGCCAGAGTTCTGCCGGGTCGCGCTCTGGTGATCGATCGTCAAGGTCCGGCTGGCGAAACAGGCGGCGTCGGCCGCGAGTGACCAGGCCGCAAAATTGTCGTACTTGCGGGTCGCGGCCGTGGCAGTGAACTGCTCGTCGTATAGATACACGTCCCCGTTGGCAAGCGTCCCGGCGAGGTCGCTGTCGAACTTGGACAGGATCAGCGTTGGTGTGGCGCCCTGATTGCCCAGCCATACATAGATCAGGCCATTGTTAACCACCACCCGAAGCGTATGCCACGGCGTGAGGCCGAAGGACGGTGTCCCGGCCGGGATGTTGGACACCGTTGCTACGGGGATCGCTGTCCCGGCAACAGACTTAGTCACGCTCACGCTCACCAGCCCGGTACCACCCTGGGGGTCCACCATCACGGCAAGGAAGTTGCTCGCGTCCACCACTCGCACCAGCAACCCACGCCGCGCAGTGTCCAGGTTGCTGGTGAAGTCCATCGTCGCGAGTGACGCTGCAAGGTTCAAGTTGAGACCTACCGCCCGACCTGTGAAAGCGCCACCAGCAAGCGTGCCCGTATCGCTTACCGCCGTCCGCTGAACGGTGTGATCCGAAGTGCTGATCGTGAAGTCGTCAGCATCGGAGCCCGTCAACACGGCCCACGTGCCACCCACCGGCGCGGTCTTGCCCGTCAACGCACCGGAGGATTGGTCGAACTCGTCGCGGGCCGAGAACGAAGTGGGGGCGTCAAGCCGCGCGATGGCCGACCATTTGCCCGCACTTGCTATGTCGCCTGGGGCGGTGGTCGGACACAGCCCGATCCAGTCAATATCGAGGTCGTCGCCGGTCACCGTGGACTTGGCAACGACCCTTCCCTCCCACCGCTGGGTGGCCAACTGCGGAATGTGGACGGTCCCGAGCGAACAGAGCGTCCACACCCCCTCGTATTCGCCGACCGGGAACGTGACCACATCATTCTTCGTCGGCGTCCCGAAGTCGCCGGCGCCCCACTCCGCATACACCGACACAGTCCCGGTGTTCGACGTGGGGCGGTAGATGCGAGCCAACAGCTCGTACGACCCCACATGCTGCATCGACGTCCCGCCGCTCGAGTGGGTGGAGAGCATCGCCTGGTAGGCCGTCGTCAACGTGGCCTGGCGGACCACATTGTTCGACCCGCCGCCAGACGGGGACGCGGACCCCGTCACGACGGTGGCGCCGCCGAGCGGGGTACGCGACTCCGCCTCGTAGAACAGCGCGGCATGGGCGGACGAGTCATAGAAGCGGGACTGGACCCCGGTGAACACGGTCCACTGGTCGCCCTGAGTGGCCGTGATCACCGCCCGGCCGTTCGCAACAAGCGACCCCTTGATCCCGCTGACCACCGCCTGAAGCACCGGCAACGTCGTCTCCGTGAAAGTCCCCAACGACTGCTCCGCACCCCGGCCACCCGGCTTGCAAATCAGCCGGTAGCCGACCGTGTCCGCCCGGTTTCTGCTGACGAACCCGTTCGTGAACTCCAACCCCCCGGGCTCGCACGCGATCACGTCGAACGTCAACGTGTCCCCGGACGGGAACACGATCCGGGCCGTGCCGCCCTCCCGGTTGAACTTGTGCAACTTCTCCCGGAGCGCGTTGATCTTCGTCAGCAGGTCGCTCGAGCTCGACCCGCCGACACGGTTGACCACGTTGATCGACGCCGGGCCAAGCCCGTGGGGGAACGACGGGGCCCAGCCCTCCGTGTCGATGCTGTCGGCGGACACGATCTTGTTCGCCGGGTCGTCGATCGACAGGGTTTGGAGCCGGTAGCCGACACCGTTGTTCACGGCCCCGTCCGAAACGTCGAGCTGGGTACCCGTCCCCTCGGCCGTGGGGTCTAGAAGGAGCTGGAACCCCGCCACGTCAGGCCCTCGCCAACCCGCCCAGACCGGCCGACGACGGGAACTGACGGCCAAGGCCGGCATTCCCGCCGATAACACCGGATGTCAGCATCGCCAGCCCGGCGATCAACTGTGGCCCCTGTGTCCGCAAATACGCCTCCGTTCGCCGCGCGATCTGGTTCTGTTCGTCAAGCAACCGGTTGTGCTCCACCGCCGCGTCCGCCAACAGCTGGAGGGCCGGGTCCGGCTCCGACCCGCCGCCGCCCCCGGTGTCGGCGCCAGACCTGTCGACTAGCGGCACACCCTTGCCGGACAGTTCCTGGCCCGTCAAGATATTCTGCCCGCGGCCCGCCAGCAGCCCCGAAAGGCCGCGGCCCCGCAGGGCAGCCCTGCGAGCGTCATCGGCCGTCCGCTTAGTAATCTGGCCGGGGGTCTCCCCGGCCCGGCCGGTCACCGGGTGGGCCGAGGCCGGGTGCTTCAGCACCTTCGCGACGGCGGAGCGGGCGGTAGGAAGGAACTCGGCCGGGACAACCTTCCACGGCGCGATCCCCGACCGCTGATACATCTGGTGGGCGATGCGGGCGCTGATGTCCCAGTCGTACAACTTGCCCGAATAGGCGAGCCCCCGGTACTGCGGGTTCGCGTTCTGGAGCACGTTGATCTGCCACGGCCCCCAGGAGTCATCCCCGGTAGCGAGGTTGTAGTTGTGCTTGCGTGCGACCCAACGTGTCTCGCGGCCGGCGACAGCCGTTAGGCCAACGAGCTCTGCGCCGCGCGCACCAGCCTTGTAGAGCGCCTGGGCGGCACGCACTGCCCCGCCGTTGGCGAACCTCGGGATCCCCCGGTTGATCGCCTCCAACAAAGGCCCCGCCGCCCTCGCGGCCCTGCGGTTGACGACGAACTCGCCGTCCTCCAACAAAGCCGGCACACGATCCCCCGACCTCGAGCCGGGCAGCCTGCCGCCGCGCTGCAACCCCACGTGGACGTGGCTGAAGTGCTGGGCGTTGATCGTGGAGCCCCAGAAGCTGAGCGGCACCCGCTGGCCATTCTTGATCCCGAACCCGAGCGGGGTGTGGATCAGCTCGGTCAACTTCGAGCCGAAGTTCGTAGCCAGGTAGCGTGCATAGGCCAGCATCTGGCCCGCGGTGCCGCGGTCAACGTCGATCGCCCGGTGCTGCCCGTGCAGCGAGGGGTTACCGGATGCCGTGATGGCGCCCGGCCGGAACCCCGAGGTCACCCCGAGGCCGAACCGGGAGCCGATCAGCGCGAACGGGGCGAGGTTCTGGTTCGCCCCCATCAGGTCGACCTTCCCGGCACCCAGGTTGGTTGGCAGGCCCTCGAGCCCGATCCCGTCCCCGAGTGGGTTCAGGAAGTCCTTGACGTCCCCGGCGGCGCTGCCGAGGTCGCTGGCGACGCCGCCGACCTTCCGCAGCAGGTCGAGCACCTTGCGGATGGGCGAGATGGCGTCGCTCACCACGTCCTTCAGATTCCGCCACGCGTCGCCCATCACTTCCCCGACGAAATGGGCAACCTTGGAGGCCACCTCGCGTAGCGGGGCGGTCATCGACCGGACCGTCCCCAGCACCGCCTTGACGCCGCCGCCGAAGATGTCCTTGATCCCGTCCCACATCTTGTGGAAGTCGCCGGTGAACAGGCCCGAGAACACCTTGATCACCCCGCGGATCTCCTGCACCCACCCGCGGACCATCTGCACGATCGCGGGCAGCATCCGCCGGAAGATCGGCAACACCACGTCCTCGAACACGGCACGGATCCCACGCCAAATGTTCTGGAACGCCTGGCCGAGCTGGCGGATGTCCTGCCGGTTGTCGGCCAAGAACCTGCGGACAGCCTTCAGCGCGGTGTTCCACGCCTTCTCGACAGCGGACGCCGACTGTCTCACCGACGCGGCGAACTGGCCGCCCGCGCCGGCCCCGGACTGCATCCCGTTAATGAAATCGGCCAAGCCGCCCGCCACCGTCTGGATCGCGGGGGCGAGCTTGCTGCCGACCGCCTCCTCGAGGTTCTCGACCGCGACCTTGGCCCGGTCGATCGAACCGCCGGTCGTCTTGCCGTAGGCCTCGGCCTGGCCGGCGAACTTCTGCTGCAGCTCGCCGAGCGCCTCGGTAGCGGTCGCGCCGTCTTTGACCGTGATCCCGTACCTGGACAGGATGCCGATGTTGCCGCCGGCGACCTTGCCGACGATCTCGCCCGCCTTGGCGACATCCATGTGCTTGGCGCGGGCGAAGTCGGCCGCCAGCCCCGTCAGCCTGAGCGACTTGTTCACGTCGCCGGTGACCCGGACGATGTTCGTGAACGCGTCCTGCAGGTCCTCGTCGTCGAGCGCCGACAACTGGGATGTCTTCTGGATCACGTTCTCGATCTCGCCCGCGTGCTGCTTGTACGAGATCCCGGATGCCTTCAACTGGGCGACCAGCCGGGCATGCGACTTCTCCGCCTCGATCGCCGCGTCCGCCGACTTCTTCAGCCCGACAACGAGGCCGACGCCGAGCAGGGCGGCCCCGCCCTTCGCCGCCGTCCCGAGCGCAGCCATTGACCGGGACCCGGCCTTGTTGAGCCGGTCGAGCGACCGTTCCGCGTCCCGGGTCGCACGGCTGACACCATCGGCATCGCCGGTAATGCTCACCCGAACGTTTCCGCGCGGCATCAGATACCTCTCAGCGCCTCGGGCACCGGCTCGGCCGGCTCCGTGTCGATGTCGATGTCGCCGTCATCGCTTTCCTGCGGCTCGTTTTCCGCCAGCCTGATTGCGAGGCTTCTGTCCACCAGCCACCCGTCGAGGCTTCCCGCCGGCAGGCCGACCAGCAGGCTCGGGGTCGTCCCCCAGAACTTCGCCACCGTTGCCGCCTCCAACCCCAGCTCGCTCTGCGCGAAACGAGGCCGCGTCGCGAACCACCCCCATCGCCCGCTCCAGCACGAACTGGACGTCCAGCTCGTCGAGGTCGTCGATGTGGACCTGGCCCTCGCCCGGCTGGGCGCCGTCCCCGTTCGGGACGAACAGCCCGGGCTCGACGAACATCTCGGCGAGCAGCACGTCCTGGACCGCGACGACGGTCTTCAGGTCGTCGGTCGCGTCGAGATTGCCGTCCTGGGCGCGGACGAACACCTCCAGGTGCTGCTGGTCGAACACCCCCCTACGAACAAGCCCCCACACCGAGAGGCGGGCCTTCAGGCGGGCCGTCTTCCCCGAGGGGAGCTCGACAACGTCGCCCAGGGTCGCCCACTCGGATGCGGGGGTCGGGGAAACAGCGTTCGTCACGTGGCCGTCCTTTCCGCACCGGCGTGCGGGGACGGCGGCGCTATGTGAGGGTCAGGGTCATCCGACGCCCTTGCGGGCCGGGTGCGGGCCGCGGGGCGGGCCTGGCAGCCGCGCGGGCGGGCACACGGACGCGGCACCGTCCGGGGCCGCACGGGGCGTGCCCGCAGGCCGCACAGACACGCCAGCCGGGCGTCCAGGCACGCGATCGCGGAGTGGCGGAGGTCGTCAGGCATACGACGCGATGTTGTTGACGACCGTCACGGTGGTCGACGCGCCGGACCCGTCAAACGTCGCCTTGTACTGGAACGACGCCCCGATCCTGCGGTTGTTCGACACCGGCTCCGGGCCGCCGCCGACGTACTGGGCGTTGTCGTGCTCGATCCACATCTGGTACGGGTACGAGCCCGTGATGAACGTCCTCGACTTCCAGCGGGCCTTCGTCGCGAACCCGGTCGCGTTGATCAGCCCGTCCCAGTCCTCCGGGTCGATCGCCCGCTTGCTGATCGTTCCGGAGAACACGATCGGGGACGGCTCCTTCGCCTTCGCAAGCCCGCGGCGGTGCTGTGTCGGGCCGACCGACAGGTCGTCCACGTCCTCGATCGGGCTCGAGATGGCGGCCCCGAAATCGTTCGAAACCCCGGTGCCGGTCAGCCACGTCACGATGATCAGGTCCCGCTTGAAAAACGGTCTTGTCGCCAGCGCTTCGTAGGTCGGGGTGAGCGACGGGTCGGAAATGCGGGTGTAATAGGTGACCGGGCCGGACGCGGTGTAGGTCGTGCCGCCCGTGTCCGGGTTCGCGATCGCCAGCGACTCGCAGCCGCACCCCTTCGCCCGCCAGAACACCGACTGGTCCTTCGCCGCGATGATCTCCTCGGTTGTCTGGGGGGCGTCCCCGGCCGGCCCGAACGGCGCGGTGAACACATGCCGGTGCGCCCCGGTCGGAATCGGGGTGCCGTCGGGGTCGGTGATCACTCCGTTCCCCGCCGTCGTCGTCGGGGCACCCAGGATGTGCTTCAGCTGGTAGACGGCGGTGTCCGGGTACAGCCTTCCCTCGGCAGACCACTGGCCCGCATACGTGTCGGACAGGACCGCCAGCGGCTCGTCGGTGCCGCGGAGCTCGTCGTCCCGGGCGAGCGGCTGGACGTTCGGCTCGAAATTCACCGAGATCGCCGGCCGGTACAGAATCTTCGTGCTGAGCGTCGGCGTGTTGACCTCGGTGCCGACCACCGACTCGAACGCCGACTTGCTGTAGTTGGTCGACACCGCCTACTCCTCGTTTCCGCGGACGGGGGTGGCCTGCCGCAGCGCGCTCTCATACGCCGCACGGCCCTCCTCGGCCTGTTTCTCGCTAACCCACACCAGCTTCACCGGGATCCCCGGGTCCTGCCACGGCAGCCGGCCGTGCAGCCGGTGGCCGTCCGCCTCCATCTTCGCCTCGTGCTTGTCCCATGCCCTGCGGGCCTCCGCTACGCGTTCCTTCTGGACCTCGATGTACCTCTCGGCCTTCGGGTGGGCGACCGGGATGTGGGGGTGGAAGGCGGACGCGGCACCGAGGCCGGCGACCCAATACCAGCCCGGTTCGGCGCCGGGGACGTTGTAGACGAGCGCGGGCACCGTGCCCTTCTTCTCAGACAAGTCTGTTCACCTTTCTCACAGTTCGGGATCGGGCTCGAGGTGGTAGACCCGGACGGTGCAGACGTAGCCGGCCAGCCGCCGTTTCGGGGTGTCGCGAACGAACTTCTCCCAACTGACCAGCTTGCAGTCGAGCTCGTCGCGGCCAAGGGACGGGTCGCTGTCGATCGCCTGCACGAACGCCTCCAACAGCTCCGTCATCTGCTCCGAGGCCCTGACGAACTCGTCGAAGTCGACGTACAGCCGGACGGTGTAGTCGAGCAGCCAGTCGGTCGTGGAAAGCTGGGATTCGCCCTCGTCGATGTCGCGGCGGGTGCCGTCCGGCGGTTCGACCACGACGGCCGGGATGTGGTCGAAGTCGGACCTCTCCCACAGGTAGCCCTTCACCCCAATCCCCTGGGACAGCACGACCGTGCCCCCGAGGTCGGCCAGCACCTGGCCTATCGGTTTCAGGATCGTGGAGGCCATCAGGGAGTGTGGTCGAGCGGGTCGAACGCCCGCATCAGACCGTGAAGAACGGCGTCGTCGATGCTGTCTTGGTGGCGGGCGAGGGCGCGGACCATCACGTGGGGTCCCCTGCGGATCTGGCTGTCCATCGGACGGCGGCCGCCGAAGTCGAGCCAGCCGAGCGCCCGGTTCATCTTGCCGCGCTGGCGGGAACCGATGAACACGCCGGAACGCTCGCGCTGCACAAACAGGCTGTCGGCCCAGCGTTCACCGATCTCCCCGGTCATCTCGCGGCGCATGTCCGGCAGAACGGTCTGGTTCCCGACCGTGACCATCACATCACGGATGCGGTTGTTGAACTCGCGGCGGGCCTGCTTGAACTCTGCCGAGGTGCGGTCCACACCCTCCACATGGATCCGAACGTCGATCCCCCGCCTCGAGCTCGTCCCCGTCGAAAGGCGACCGCCGCGGCCGGCCATCAGTACCCCATCCGCCTGTAGGCGTCGAGCACCGGCAGAACGGACCGCGGGACCGCCTGCGGCACGTCGAGCGCCCCAGTATCAAGATTGAACGTGGTGGAGAACGCCGCGACATCCCTGCGGAACCAGTCCGCCACCGTCACGACCGCCGCGTGCCTCACGTCCTCCGGGACGGCCGGGAACCCCCACGTCCCGGTGATCTCGACCTCGCGGATGTCGCCGAACCAGGTGGACGACGAGGCGGTCTGCGGACGCAGCCTGATCCGGTTGTACACGCCATCCCGCGCCGGGCGGGGCATCAGCCGGTACTCCTCCGCCGTCAACGTCACCGCCGACGCCAGATCGGTGTCCAACTTCACCGCCGTCGCCGTCTGCAGGTCGTACGGCGCGAGCGACAGAATGGTGTCGTACCACTCGTCACAGAGCTCGAACTTGCGGGCAACGCCGGGGTCGCCGGCCGGGGCGAACTCGCGCTCGGTGTAGCGCATGATCGCCACCGACGCACGGCCGATCAGCGCCGCAAGGATCAGGTCCTGCTCCGAATCGGCGTCCTGTTTCTGCAGGAACGATCGGACATCCTCGACAGTGCACAGATCGCCCGCCGGCACCTAGACCTCCGTCCGACCCTTCGGCGCCATCTTGGCCGCCCGCTTCGCCGGCGCCTTCGACCGCCTGCCGACACGATCGAGCTCCGCGTCGACCTCGGCCACCCGGTCGGTAAGACCGTACTTCTCGTAGCCTTCCCGCTCGGCCAGCAGGGCCTGGATGTACGCCTTCGTCTGCTCGTCGGTCATGCTGTTCCTTTCGGGGGACGGGGCGATTTGGAGGGGCCGGAATCGAACCGGCCCGAACCCACCAGGGGCCTCCAAGAAACTCCCCTCCGATCGTCAGATCAGAAGGTAGGTGCCGCCAACCCGGTTCCGGACAGGACGCTGACGGCGGCACCCCTACGGACGTTGATCTGCGCCCAGTAGTTGTGCAGCCGGAAGCGCACCGTGAGGGTTCCGGAACCGACGTCCGGGAACGTCTCGAGGAACGGTCCCGAGCTCTCCTCGTACAGGTAGAGCTCCGGGGTCGCGGCGACCACGATGCGGTCCTCGTTCGTGCTCGCCCCGAGGTTGGTCGGGATGTTGGCGTCCACGTAGATCGGGATGCCCTGGATCGACCCGACGAGCCCCTCGGACACCACGCCGCCGAACTGGCCGGCCGCGTTCTGCGGTGCGTAGGGGGTGATCAGCGGGCGGTTCTGGCCATCGAGCGCGGCCAGGATCCAGCCCCACCGCCTGGGGTGCATGAACACCGCGGTCGGGGGGGTGAACACCAGCGAGTGGATCCGCTGGATGGCGTCCGCGAGCTTCGGGTACAGCCCCGCAACTGTTGGGGTCGCCGAGGTGTACGTCACCGAGTTGAGGCCGGTGACGTTCAGCAGCCCGAGGTTGCTGGCCGTGTTCGACGTGATCACCTGCTGGTCGAGCAGCACCGCGTACTGCTTGGCCAGGTCGGCGAAGATCACCTCGTCGACGCCGGGGACGGAACGGTCCACGAGCTGCCTGGACACGTCCTGCATGCCGGCGATCGTCAGCACGACGCCGGTCACGTTGTCGAACGCCGCGTCCGTCTCCTGCACGCCCGCGTTGTCCGACTGGGTGGCAACCGCGACGCCCGTCGACATACGCGGGATCGTCACGGTGTCCGTGTTCGGCGGGAGGGACCGGGGACCGATCACGTTCGCGACGACCCGCCCTGCGCGGGCGACGTCGATGAACTCCTCCTGCAGGTACAGCGGCGCGACGAGATGGCCGCCGGCGGCGTCCGTCGAGCTGAGGTCGAACTGTGCCCCCCGCTCGAGCTCCATCTCGCGTGCGTGCCGGGACAGCCTCTCCGCCGCCGCCGTGTCGGAGCGCTGCTCCGCACGGTAGAGGTCGTGGAAGATGCTGTTCGGCCCGTGCTTGCGGTAAGTGAGGGGCTCCGACTTGACCTTGGCCGGGGTTTCCTCCCGGGTGAGGATCTTGTCGGCGTCCTTCGCCTTCTCCTGAAGCTCGAAACGCTTGCGGGCGTCCTCGTGCTTCTTCAGGCCGGCCTCGTATGAGGCCTTGCACTCGACGAACTCCGTCTCGGCCGTGTCGAACTCGGCCTGGAGCGCGTCGAGGTCGGCGTCCTCGCCGGCCTCCTGGATGGCCTCCTTGGCCATCGTGAACCGGGCCCCGGCGTCCTTGTAGGACTCCCGGAGCTCCACAAGGGTCAGATCCATGATCTGGCCCTCCTTTCGTCGTCGAATCGTGGCCGGGGTCGCCGGCCCTGACCCGACCGCCCCTGTCTTAGCTGGGCAGCTCCTGGGCGGCGTAACGCTGGGTGGCGTCAGCCTTCAGGGCTGCCAGCCTTGCGGCGACAGTCGACACGTCCGCAGGGTCGTTCTGTTCGTCCTGCGCGGCGTCGGTCCCCTCCGTGGAGGGTGTGGCCCGTCCTGGGACGCGACCAGCCTCGATTGCCGAGGCGAGAATGTCGCCGGGCTCCTGACGGAAGCTGGCGACAAGACTTGCGTCGGTCTGCGGGAACGCTCCCTGGGCGCAGACCGTCACGTCATAAAGACCTGAGACTTCGGTGATCGTGCGGGTGATCTCCCCGTTCTCGTCCTCGAACCACTCGTCGGCGCCGATGTCGCAGGCGAACGACATCTGGTCGATGTCGCCGCGCTCCATCAGCACCGCCAGGTCCTTCGCGTACGACGTGGGCGCCATCCGTGCCCACACGTGGAGCCCGTAGGGATCGGACCGCAACTCGAGGGTCTTGTTCTTCGTGCGGGCAAGGGTGTAGCGGGTGTCGTGGTCGATCACCAGGTGCACGTCCGGGTTCGTGTCCAGCACCCCGTCGAACGCCCCGTGGGCGATCTTGGTCCGGAACCCGCCGAGGTCGTGGGACGGGCGATCGTAGACGCTGGCGTGGCCGCGCATCGTGAGCTGGCCGCCGCCGGCATTCGAGTCCGCGAACTTGATCTCGCCCAGCGGGACGGTGAACGTTGCGTGGCTGTCATGGCCGTCAGTCTTGGGGGGCACTTTCTCCTCCTGCACTGTTCGGGGCGCCCCCGACGGGGGTTTCCTGGATCTCGTCGCCGCCCTCGGCGGGTTCTAGGCCCTCGTCGGCACGGATCTCGTTCGGTGTTTTCCAGCCGCCCTGGCGGGCGGTCCGGTAAGCCTCGTAGCGGGTCAGGATGTCGGCGCGAAGGAATCCGGCCTCGTCGAACTCGACCTCCCAGTCGGGCTCCGAAAACAGGTCCGAATCCTGCTCGAGCGCGTCCTCCACCCTGTCCATCCACGGCCGCAGGCCGTAGGTAAGGAACCGCATGTTCTCCTGGTCGGGGCGGACGCCGCTAGGGGCATCCGGGTCGCCCAACAGTCCGGCCGGAATGCCGAGCATGTTCGCCACCTCGCGCACCGAAAACTGCTTCGTGTCGACGAACTGCTGGTCTTCCAGGCTTACGGGCAGTGTGGTGATATCCCAGCCGCCCCAGACCATCCCCAGCCGGCCCGGGTTGGCGGCGTTGTGGCGCGATTCGTAGCCGGCGCGGATCTCGTCGCGCTGCTCCTGCGTCGGCATCCCCGGGTTCTTCAATACCACCCCGGGCCGCCCGTCGTTCGAAATGTGGCGCGACTCGAACCGCTGGCGGGCGATGTCCACCCCGATCGCGTTCCGCTCCGCCTCCACTACCGACACCCCCACGTAAGGGTCGGTCAGCAGAATCCCGGGGATGTGGATCACCCGGTCACGGCCGACCTCCTGCACCACCGGGCCGTACTCGCGGTCCTTGAGCCCGAACACCGGCTCGGCACCGGTGTAGTCCGGCACGACGAACTTCGGGTTGACCGGATACAGGAACCGAACCTGCCTGTTGGCCTTCACCTTGTACAGGTAGGCGTTCCCGAACCCCGGCAGACAGCCAAACGTGTACTGCCACATCCCGAAACGGGTCTGATGCGGGTTCGGCCTACGCAGAATTCCGAGCTGGGAGGCACCCTCCACCGGCCGGCGGCGGCTGCCGTAGCCCCGGTACAGACAGATCGGCAACCCGGCCGACGTCTCGGACAGCAGCCGCAGGCCGCGCAGGAAGGCGGGCAGCCCCGCGGCCGACTCCAGAGTGATCCGCTCGCCCGCAAGCGAAGTCGTAGACCCCCACATCGACGGCCTCGGGATCGGGACCGACGAATCGAACCCGGCGAACAGCTCGCGCTTGGCCCCGCTCTCGGTCCTGACGATCACTGAAGCTCCTGAAGGCAGAAGACGTTTTCGCGGAGAACCTCGACACGGCCCGACAGCGCATGGGTGCGGTCCGCCGCCTCCAGCAGCTGCACGTCGATCAGGACGAACCGGTCCCGGCCGCGACGGACCAGCAGCCCTTCGACCGTGGGACCCGACCCGGGTTTCATGTGAACCGCGTACCGCTTGCGTGTTCTCACCACTCGAAACCGCCTCCCGCTGCCTGCCCGCCGACCCACCCCAGCGCCAGCGTGCAGGCGACAAGTGGAGAAATGTCCACGGATGAAGATTTGCGCGACCAGGCCCAGGCATCACCTAGTGGACGGCGGGCCGCACCCTTGATCGCAGCCTCAAGTTCCGGGCTGCCGGGATGCCTGATTGTCTGTTGTTCCACCTGCTCGACCATGAACCCGCACGCCTGGGCGTGCTCGCGGGCGCTGATCCTCGTCACAACCACCCCCGCGGCCTCGAGCGGCTTTATCAACGCGCCAGCCGGGCTACCGTCATCAACAAGAACAGCCAATGCGCCGTGCGTCTCGAGCAACTTTGTCACCCGGGGCACCACCCAGCCGGTGCCGCGACGCTGGTCGATCGTCTTGACATGGAACAGCCCGTCCGCCCGACGGCCCGCACCGCCGATTGACGCACCCGAATGGTCCGGAGTCACATCAACCGCCATCGCGGGTGGGTCCAGATAGACAGATTCCGGGTCCGCGAACGTCCGCCACAACTCCAAGTCGATCTGCCCGTCGGTCGCGTCCGGATCCGGGTAGTCGCCCACCCCAAGCCGCTCGACCGAGAACGTGCGGGCGCTCAGCGCGCGACACTCGCCAGCTACCAGATCCGGGAAAATCCGGACGTTCAGCGCCGGGTTCGACTGCGCCCACGCCTCCGGATCGGCCAGCACCTCCGCTGGTACGTCCTCCGGACGTTCAAAGTCCAGCGACCACTCGAAGTACGCCAGTCGCGGATCGTCACCAGCAATTCCACGGTCCCGCACACGGGTGAACACGATCCCGTCGCCGTGAACCAGCTTGTCCACCGCCGACCCCGTGTACCAAACCTGCGGATTCTCGCGAGCCGACAGGATCGGAAGCAGCGCCCCGTAGCCGTATTCCGGCAGGAACATCGCCTCGTCCAAGATCAGACAGTCCGCCGTGAACCCTCGCCCGCCACCCTTCGTCCGAGTGCGGAACCGAATCCGCGACCCATCCAGCAGTTCGATCCCTTCCTCGCCGTGCGACCTCGAAACCCGCTTGATCTGGCTCTCGAACCGCGGGTTGTCCTCCAACAGCCACAACAGCCGCCGGAACGCCTCGAGCGAGGTGTCGAACTGATGGGCCGAGTGGATCACCATCTGCTCGGGCAGCAGGAACAAGCCGGCGAGCTCCCGGGCCTCGAGAATCGACCCCTTGCCGTTCTGCCGCGGAACGTTCACCCCGACCTCGAACGCGGACCACTTCCCGTCCGATCGCTGACCCAACGAGACCCGCAGCACATCCGCCTGCCAAGGATCCAGCTGCAACCCCGCCTCGGCGGCCAACAACACCGCCTCGTCGCCCAGACCGTAGGTGTCGGCACCAGGCACCGCCCGGACCCGCGGCGCCGATGTGGCCGAGATCACCCCTCCGCCCGATGGGACGAAGTCCTCCGATTGCACTTCCGGTGCTCGGGGCCGCGGTAACGGGACCGGTCCGCATCATCGTGGCCCAGGTCCCACGGACTACCAGGCGGAATCACGCCACCACAGCGCGCACACCGCACCTTGCCGGCCTCGACCAAGGGTGCCCACCGCTTCCGCAGCCGCTGGTGCTCCTGGCCATACCCACGCCTTGCCGTGCCGAGCTCCCGCTGCCGCACCTCCCAAGGACCGCCACGCTTCTTCGCCTTCCGCACAATCGCCCGGCACTCGTCACAGTAGTGGTGTCGGTTCGTCGTCGCCGGCTTCGGACAACGCCTACACACCCGGGTCTTCTTCGGCAACGGATTGCGTTCGCGGTAGGCAGCGAAATACGCCAGTTTCCGCTCCCGATTGCGCTCGTAATACCGACGCGACCGATCGTTATCGCACTCCCTGCAATACGAACGCCTGCCCGACGCCTTCGACTTATCCCGCGGGAAACAGTCCGGGTGCAACACCCGCTCACAGACCGAGCACTTACGGCCCTGCGTGATCGGAGAGGGAAGGACGAC